TCTTTGATAACAGTACACTATTCTAACAAGGCTATTCTCGTTATCTCTGGTGAACTCATCATCCTCACGCAATTGATAGATGTTTTGATCTGTATCCTCGCCCTGCCCTGCTAGTTCAATAGCAGCATCCACAAACTCTTCTGACCAATTTTCGGTATTAATTTTAGACCTTAATTGCTCTGGGGTCATGGATACAACATGGAACATGTATGGTGCTTCCTGTGGATCTATACAATAGCTTGGCCAAAACACATCCTCATCTGGTGCAAGTGCCTTGATCTTTGGTCTGCTTACAACTTGGCGTGTTACAGGTACTGTTGTTTCTCCATCCTTACGCATTTCCTTTAACATTGCCCGTGCCTTGGACTTGCTAATATCAAACTGCGTTTTTAAAACTTCTGTGAGTTCCTCGTCCATACTTCCATCTTGGATTGCTCCGGCAATCTGTGGAAGGACTTGAGCGATTTCCTCTAGGCTAATTGTTTGCTGTTGCTTGAGTTCTTGGTTCTCGTACCAGCAGTAATGTACCATCATGCCCTTCTCAAATAGATGGTTTAATCCAAGCTCAACCTCTGGGTAGAACTCTTGCATCTTGGAATTAATTAACCATCGTAAGAACATGCTGACCACATTAGCACGCTCAACATCATTTGATTCTGTTGGTGTGGCTACAATGTGACCACGTCTAATCGCATTCATGCTCATTGCCACACGGCAGGAGATTAATTCATCTGCCATACGGACTTCACTGTCACTCGCACTTTCCCACGGAAATACCTCACCTGTTGAACTCTGTGAAGCGTGCTTCTTAAAGTCATCCGATTTACCTGACCATAAACAATGACGGGTATCGTAATCTCTTTGTCTGCGATCTAACCACTCACCCAAGTCACTCTGAGTACGCTTGTATGCTTCCGCAAGGTAAGCGATATCAGGCTCTTTAGATACGTATAATAGTTCTGGGTCGCTAGCAGAGAGCATGGTGTAGCATAAAACTACATTATACACCTAATGTAGTCAATCTAATACCCACCACCACCTGTGACCTGTATGTCACGATGGGTGATATGTTCTGCTCCGCTTACAAATAAATAACGCAGGCAATCAATTTGGTCAGAGAAGTAATCACTCTTACTCTCTCCTGCATATTCAAGCATGGAAGATATTGTATTCTCGCACTGATCGGAGAAGAAAAGTTGTGGGCAATTATTGTCAGTCATTGGTTCTGTGTCATCCCATGATAGTGCATCATTGATCTTCGCAATACCTGAGTCTATGGACACACCTGGTGCAGCACGGAATACAAATCCCATGTTACTCATCGTGTTAATTATATTACTCTCCCCTTCCTTCGTACGCACTGTGGCTGCTCCCATTCGTGGGTCAACTATACGCTCAAATATCTCCTCACCATCCTCCTGTGCTTCAAAGTAATCCTTGTAATCACTGTACCCCCAACCTAGAGGACGTTGTCCAGGGCCAGGCTTTCCCACTGCTTTACCAGCACCATTGATGTGTGGGATTGCCCATGCTCCCATTGTACTGTCAGGGAACTCACGATAGATGTATATCTTCTTGTCCTTCGTTACACCTGCCCATAATCCAACCCAAGGTTTACTACCACCCGGATCGCAAATAAAGTAACGTGTTACAGGTACAGATGGGTCTAGTATGAATGGTATCTTGCTATGTTCAATTACATTTGTCTCACGCTGGAATTTTGGGAACTTACCTTCAAAACTCTTACTTGGTATACCAAATAATCGAGCAAGTTTTACCTCTTGTGGTTGCTTAGAATAGGTACGCACAAGTTCATTTGCATCCACAAATGGTGAATCCTGTGACCAGAAATAATATATGCGACAGTCAGGCCAATTCGCAGACACTTGCTCTAGGGGTAGTTCCTTATCCATTAACGCACTATACTTTGACCTGACTGTCGTAGCTCCTTTCAGTAAACTATTAACTAGTGGCGTGTATCCTTGCAGAGTAGTAAAGGTCAGAATTAAGCGACCATGATTATCTGTAAGTCTTGCCAATAATGTATTAAAAATATTCTCAGGAATTTCCTCATCGGCATGAATACAATGGGCTGCCCATCCCTCAAAGATTTGTGGGTCTGCCATGTACTGCCTGTAGTTATTGAAAAAAATTGTACTCCCACGCTCTGCATCTGGATGTGTGGGTGGAAGGATTGCTTTGCCTGCATTAAATCCATTCTTCTGTGTGTATTGCAGTGAATGATTCTCACTCTTCTTCTTGCTTCTCTTGTACCTTGCCGGAAGCGAGTCCCATATATAACGCTGGGAATCTGATATACTGCGCTCCTCACTGACATGCATGGAACGTATCTCTGCTTCGGGTATGTTCTGCGCCAAGTGTACAAGCAAGCGAGAAGCGAAGGTGGTTTTGGACGAACGATTGCCTCCGAGGCAAACATGTATCTTTGTATCCTTCCAATTTTCCATGACCCTACGCCACCCAGGAAGAGTCCAACCCCATTCGATTGGATCTTCCTTCTCGCTGGTTGGTTGGTCGAGGAGCAAGCGTGTAAGTGTTTCTGCACGTACAGGATCTTGTACAGTGAGTCTATCTATCTCCTCATCTGATAATGCACACTCCAACTCACCCTTTACATACTTAAAGTCATCTGTCCAAGGCACGCCAAAGCGTGCGTCTATTTCGTCTGCATAGGTTATTTTACCCACGATTTAGTATCTCTATCCCTACGATGATTGCTTCTTCGAGCGTGTTACACGGGATTTCTTTTTCACCAATTTGCCAGCCTTCCGTATCTTCTCCAACGTCTCTGGGCTTAATTGCAAGGGTGGTGGCCCTAGCTTTCTCAAGTCGCACTTCGGTAATTTGGCATGAGATTCGGATATCGCTCGCCCGTATTTTTTCCAAAAGATCGGATTGTAGCCCTTGGGTACTTTCACTTAACATTACGAGCTTGTTCCTCAGTTAATTGCTTCCATATATCACAGCACCTAACCTTCAAGTCAGTCACCTCTTTGGTAAGTTCATCATTCTGCTTCTCCAAATCAATGACCCTACTTTTAAGAACCATTCCTTCATCTGTTAATCTCCTCACCCATAATGGCCAACTCTCTAACTTCTTTCCTGTGGGGGTATATATATTCATTCCTCCTCCTCTAGTTCCATATCACACTCAAAATCTATTACATCTTCCTTGTAATACTCCTTCGCAGCTTCCACCATACACTCAACAATTTGATCATCCTCCAAGTCAGACTCTTCTGACCAACGATGGATCGCATTCTTAAACTCATGGATACATTTTCTTTTTGCGTCTTTCATAATTTACTAAGTCAAATTTCCCCTTGCTTGGCATTCTGCGTGGTATCGATGTTCGATACACTGTGCCATGCGAGTCCACGGATAATTGATTCTTTCCCCAGAATCGTAACCATGCTTCCTGCATTACTTCTGGTGCTACGTGGCATTCAATTCCTTCCATAAAGTCTTCCATGCTAGTTCTGCTGTTTGGGGGACAACTCCATTCCCCAAGAGCCTAAGTCTGTCCACCCTGTGCTGAGTCCCATTAGTTGCTCCACCCATGAAGGATTGAGCTTGCCCAAGGTTTTTCTTTCCGTTGCTTGCCCCGTTAGTGTGTCCTCCTTTTTTGTCCCCACTCTCGCTTTGTTCATGCACCATTCCCCTGCATCCCTTGACCTCGGTGTTGCCCACGACCCGTGGTTCTTCCCACTCGTATTGCTCTTCTCCGGGTCTTGCAGGCCATTCATCTGATTCAAGTCTCTCCCCAAGCACTTCTGATTGCTCTCCTTCGCAGTTCTCGCTCCCTCGATGTGGTCGGAGGCTTGGGGAGTTGCCCAAGACTTCTCCGTCTGTGCTGGTAAGTCCTTCGCTTCTCCCTTGTACGCTCTCCCTTGCGCACCCTTCCAATCCCTCGCTTGTGGTGTTGACCACGTGCTTAACTCCCCGTTGATTGCCATTGCAGTTAGATTCCTGCTCCTTTGTGTCTTCTTCTGCCCGTCCTTCTGCAAACTGTACTTCTCCACTGTATGGGCTTCTGGCGTTGGGTAGTTTCGCAAGGATGAACACTCGTTTCCTTTGGTGTGGAGCGCCAACTTCTTCCGCACTGAATATACCCCACGCGCATCGATAACCTTCTTCTTCCAAATCGGACAGGACTCGCCATAACCCCATCGTGGTGTGTCCTGCGACGTTTTCCCAAAAGCACCAAACAGGTCTAATTGCCCTGATGTGCTCTCGGATGTATGGCCATAAGTGTCTTGGGTCTTTTTCTCCTTGTCGCTTCCCAGCTGACGAAAATGGCTGGCAGGGGTAGCCCCCAATGAGGCCAGATATTTTTCCAAGAAACTCTCGTGCAGGGAAGGTTTTAAGATCCGTCCAGATAGGTGCGTTATCCATCCTCCCTTCTTCAATCTTCGCAACCAGGTTTGCTTGGACGAAGGCTTCGATCTCCACATTGCAGATGACTCTAACATCCACGCCTGCTCTTCTAATTCCAAGCTCAAGCCCTCCATATCCGGTACAAAATGAGATAATGTTTTGGGTATTATCCACATTACTCCTCTTCCTCTTCTTCATCCTCTTCGGGATTACGCCATCCCTCGTCCTCTCTCTCTCGCCTGTCATGACATAATTCCTCGCGGTATTCATCACGCTCATCATCATCTATCATATCAATCTGTCCTCCCATCTTACTTTATCACTTAAACTCTGCTCCTTATTCCTTTTTCTATCATTGCAAGTCCATGAATGTCCCTTGCTCCTATTCGCAGGTAACCAACCACTTGCTT